CCTGACTGCTGGATCAACATACGATGCTATGATCGACAGCCCAACACTGAGTGCTGCGGCAAGTAATTATGCTGTGATGAATCCTGTTAATAAAGGTGTTTCTTCCACTGTTGTAGATGGAAACTTAACAGCAAGTATTTCTTATGGTACGGATAATGGCGGTATTATAGGAAGCATTGGTGTTTCATCTGGTAAATGGTATTGGGAAGCAACAATTACGGCTGTAGGTGGTTCATATAATCCACCCGCCCTTAGTATTGGTGTTGCAAATCAACAATACATACCAACTGGTGCATTAGGTGCTAACGCTTATGGGTGGGCATATTATGCTCTTAATGGAAATAAATTAAATAATAGTTCAACTTCCTATGGCGCAACATATACGACTGGTGATGTTATCGGCATCGCACTAGATATGAACGCTGGTACTTTGACTTTTTATAAAAACAATGTAAGCCAAGGAACAGCATTTACTGGACTTACTGGCACGTTATTTCCTGCCATATCTCAATATGGTTCAACAACAGCTACAGTTCCATTTAACTTCGGTCAACAACCATTTAAATACACACCACCATCAGGATTTAGCGCATTAAACACATATAATCTACCAACTCCTGCTATTGCTAATGGCGCTTTATATAATGCTGCTACGCTTTACACTGGTAACGCAAGCACACAAACTATAGTCAATTCTCAATCCAACGGCGGCAATAACGCACTTGGTAGCACTTTCAAGCCAGATCTTGTTTGGGCTAAAAACCGCACATCTGCTAACACACATGTTCTTTCTGATTCCGTGCGTGGTGCAAATTATCAATTGTTCTCAAACTTATCAAATGCAGAACAAACAAATTCAACATACGTTACATCATTTAATTCAAACGGAATTTCTGTAGGAAATTCTAGTGGTGGTACTGGTGACATTAACCAAGTTTCTGGAAATTCTTATGTCTTATGGCAATGGAACGCTGGTTCAGGAACATATGGATCTAACACCAACGGATCAATAACAAGCACTGTCAGCGTCAATCAGACTGCTGGTTTTAGTGTTTTAACTTATACTGGTACAGGTGCTAACGCTACTGTTGGACATGGTTTAGGTATCGCCCCATCTATGATTATAATAAAATCAAGAAGCGCAGGTAGTACAGACTGGAACGTGTATCATGTTTCAACTGGTAATACTGGCGCAATGTTTCTTGATTTGAATAATGCTTTTGCCGCTGATTCAACAAAATGGAATAACACATCTCCTACATCATCAGTATTCACGATTGGTACAAGTGTTGGTGTTAATTCAAGTGGCGGAAATTATGTTGCTTATTGTTGGGCTGCAATAGCAGGATATTCCGCATTTGGCATCTACACAGGTAATGGTAGTACGGATGGGCCGTTTGTATATTGCGGATTTAGGCCACGTTGGGTTATGGTTAAATCGTCTACTGTTAGTGGCTCAAGTTCTGAATGGTTAATTAAAGACACATCAAGAGACACTTATAATGTGGCGCAAAACACATTAACAGCAGATTCAAGCCAAGCTGAGTTTAACGGAAGCAATCAATACATCGACATCCTGTCAAACGGATTTAAAATTAGAAATGCTACTGGTGCCTACAACAACTCAACATCTGACACATACATCTACGCTGCTTTTGCTGAAAATCCTTTCCGCAATGCCTTGGCGAGATAAGTGTAAGATGATATATAAATACTGTTCAACCAGAGGGGGTTGAGATGAGTAATACGCCAACGCCAATTGAAAAGTATTTATACTTTCCAACATTAGTATATATGGCGCAGCGTTTAGATTTCCTTAAATCTGTGATGGAAGTTTCCGAAGATAATCTTCGTGAAGCAAAGAAAGCGTACCCTAAAAACGAAATATATCCAGTATATATGTCGCAAAGTTATTTTAATGATCCACGAATTGCTGATTTTTCTAAGTTCGTTGCACAAACTGCATGGGATATTCTTAAAGATCAAGGATATAACATGGAGAATAAGCAGACGTTTTTTACGGAAATGTGGACACAAGAACACTCCAAACATTCCCTTATGGAACAACATACCCATAAATTCGGCGCACAAATCGTAGGTTTTTATTTTCTTGATACGCCAGAAGGCTGTTCACGTTTAGTTATACATGACCCACGCCCTGCCAAGACAATCGTTGGATTGGATGAAACGAACATGACAATGGCTACAGAAGCCAGCGACATGATTAATTTTGAACCTAAGCCTGGCATGATTGTCTTTACAAATGGTTGGTTGCCACATTCATTTGGTCGTCATGCAGGTAAAAAGCCAATTAAATTCGTGCATTTTAACCTTAGCGTTCAATTTGCACCACCACCTGCTTGTCCCGCTCCAGCAGCGGAAATAATCTAATGCCAAAGTATAGCATCAGATTTAACAAAAGCCGTGGCATGGATGGGCGGGGAACGCCTGACCATGTATGGCGGGTATTTGAAGACAACAGCAAAGAATACCTATTTAAACATCTGAATATTTCTGTCCCGATTACGGATGAACGTGATGGAGAGGATTGGAATATCTGTTGTTTTGGTGTATTAAATATAGATCGTGAGTCATCGACTGCGATCATTAAACCAGAGGGAAATGGAAAATGAACGTGAATTTAACCTTAACAGTAGAAGAAGTTAATTACATCCTAAATTGCCTCGGTTCTCGTCCTTTTGCCGAGGTACAGGCTTTAATTAATAAAATTAAAGCTGACGGGGATGCTCAACTTGCTTCTGCGGCTCAAGCTAATGCTGCACCAGCAGCTGATGCAACGGCTACACCAGACGCCCCGCAGGAATGAAAAAATGTCTGATCTTGACCAAACATCCGTAACAATAGGCGATTTACTAGCCAGAGTTAAAATTGTTGAACAGGATATGGTCGATATTAAAAGAAGTCAGGCTGAGATTTTACAAATTTTACATGAAGCTAGAGGTGGATGGCGTATCATGATAGTTCTTGGTACGCTTATCTCTGGTATTATTGGTTATTTATCGTCCCACGATTGGTCATTTAGGTAGAATTTCTTTCACAATTAAATTATATAGTTTTAATAAGCATTTAGAGGGAAGTGCAATGTTGGGGATGAGGCATGGACCCTCTTACAATACTTGCGTTAGCCCAGACTGCCTATGGCGCTATTAAATCAGGCATAGCCGCTGGCAAGGAAATCCAAGGCATGATGCAGGACGTCAGTTCCCTTATGGGTTCTGTCGGCGAAATTACACGTCTTGTTGCAGATCCGCCCAAAAGTATCTTTCAATCGAAAGAAACTGCCGAAAAAAGGGCTATGGATGCTTATGCTGCTAAACAGCAAATTAACAAGATGATGCAGGAAGCTCAAAACTTGTTTGTGTCCGAATATGGCTATGGCGAGTGGATACGGCTACAAGAAGAAATCACCCGTATTAAAAAAGCTGATAAACTTGCTGCCGAAAAAGCCAAACGTGAACGTGAAAACTTTTTGCGTGGTTTAATGATTTGGGTAAGCGTAGCTGTAATACTTCTATGCCTTATCTTTGTTGCCTTTTTTGTGGCTTATCTCTTAACTGTGAAAGGTTGATCTTATGAATATGTCTGAAGGCGGATTAAACGCCCTTACAAAACAATTTGAAGGTTGCAAATTAACAGCTTATCGGTGTCCAGCAGGTATTTTGACTATTGGATATGGTCATACATCTGCTGCTGGTGCGCCTGAAGTAACCGAGGGCATGACTATATCACAAGAAGATGCCAATCGTATTTTGGCAGCTGATATGGTTAAGTTTGAAAACGATGTTAAAGCTCTTGTTAAAGTAGAACTTTCACAGCATCAATTCGATGTATTGGTCGATTTTTGTTATAATGCTGGTAGGGGCAATTTAGCTTCATCAACTCTTTTGAAGTGTGTCAATGCAAAACAATTTGATCGGGTTCCAGCAGAATTACAAAAATGGACCAAAGGTGGCGGGAAGGTATTGCCCGGTCTTGTCCGTCGTCGGAACGCCGAAACAGATTGGTGGAACACGGGCGGCAAACCCGTTGAGGAGCAAGAACAGCGCATTACCCCTGACGTACCGCAAACCAAGACGATGGCTGACAGTAAGCAAGGCAATACAGCCTTGGCAACATCTGCGATTGGCGTGGCGGGTGTTGCTAAAACCGCAGCCGATCATGCGTCAGACATTGTTGGTCAAGCGCAATCAGCAAACGATTTACTTACGCAGGTACAAGGGCTTTTATCCAATACGACTTTCGACCTGTTTTTAGTTATTGTCCTTTGTGGGGCAGCAATTTGGTATTGGCGGTCAAAACATTTAGAGGAGCATGGCGTATGATTGCTTTTCTTCTTACCCCTATAGGGCGGTATGTTGCTATAGCAGCCATTGTAATTGTTGCCCTTTTTGGGGTATATTACAAAATAAGTTCAGACGCAGTTTCAGCCTATCAAGCTAAGGAAACGGCGCAGTCTCTGGAGCGGGTCGATGAAGCCATTAAAGCTGGTGATAGGGTTGATGCTATTGACAGCAGCCCTGACGGGTTGCGCAGTCCAGATGCCTTTGAGCGTAAGTAGTACCTGCGCTGTGTGGATTGGTATTGGTTGGTCTCCCAAAGATACTGACCAAACCATTCACGATGTAAAGGAAAATAATGCACGCCGTGAGGCATATTGCCAAGGTGTTAAATGAGCGTTCCAGCAACCAATGCCTTAACGTACAATGGCTACATCACTCAAATGGCTGAGATGGCTATTGTGCCAACCTTTACGTCTGCAACCAATACCACAATTAATGGCATTAATTATTTAGCTAACGTAACCTACGGCGGTACTACATCAAACCCTGATACCAATTTTAATACCATTATACCTATGATGCTAAATTATGCTGAACTTCGTATTCAGCGTGATTTAGATTTAAATCAATCAATGACAACAAATACTTACAATTTGTCTTCTGGTAATAATTCATTGAGTATTTCAGTTAATGATTTTGTTACATTACAAACATTTTCTGTTACCTCAAATGATCAAACTGTTGTTAATGCTCCTTTAATTCCAACAACTAAAGAGTTTATTAATAACGTTTATCCCTATGGAACGGGTGCTACAGGAACCCCTAAATACTTTGCTGTTTATGGTGGTGATCAGGCAACTTCAGGTAATACATCTCAATTATTTATAGTTGGCCCCTATCC